GCCTTTGCGATGTCGTCGTCGGCGCGCCTGCGGGCCTCGTTCAGCTTATTCTCGTTGAACGCCCGCGCGTCGGCAATCTGCTTGTCGAGCCGCTCCCGCTCTGCGGCTTGCCGGTCGGCTGCGGCGCGAGCCGCCCGGTCTGCCCTTGCCGCGTCGCGCTCAGCCTGACGCCCCGGAGCGTTGCGCGCTTCGTAGGCTGCCCTAGCGACGGCGGCGGCACGCCTGCCGGCCGTCACCGGACCGGCAACTTCATCGCCCATGCCGATGCGGTCAATCGCGGCAACGTTTGCCTTTGCCGCGGCGACGCCTTGGGCGGCAAGCTCCTTGCCAGCCGCCTCAAGGTCAGACGACACCCACGACCCTAGCCCCTCAAGGAACTTTCCGAAGCCGACGAATAGCAAATTGCCGACGAGTTCAAACAGCTTGAATCCGCCGTAGAGCAGTTGCCCGACAAATTCGAACGTTTTGGCAACGCCCTCCAGGACAGCAATCGCGGGCGTGAAGCCGTCGGCAAACTCAAATAGTTGATTTATGGCTGCGTCAAACGTCTCGCCAAGCCAGTCGGCACCGTCGAACAGCGCTTGCGTGATCGTGTCCGCGATGCCGGTGCCACCGCGGACTCCTGACGCCGACTCATATGTTTCTACGAACGACAGCATATCATTGACTAGCGACGTAACCGCCGGTGCGAGGTTGCCGACAACCTGCCCGATGATTCCGTCGAATGCCGATTTAGTCCAGTCCAGTTGATCGTTCATCAGGCCGATAGCGGCAGCCTGATCCTCGCCGACAACCGCGCCAAGTCGCTTCATCTTGGCGCTCACTTTGTCGACATTCTCGCCCATCAGCGGCAGCAGCGCTACGCCCGTTTTGCCGAACATGGCAACAGCCGCGGCGGCTCGCTCAGCCTCGGTCGGCAGCGCGGCAATCGCTGCTGAAATGACCCCGAACTGCTCTTCGGGCTCCATCGCTTGCAACTCAGCGAAGCTGATGCCAAGCCGCGTAAACGTCTTCTGTGCCTCGTCGCTCTCGCCGGCTTTACCAATCGCCACGGCCAACTTTTGGAACGCCGTCGCAGCGTCTTCGACGCCGGCCAGCTTCGCTGCCATCTGCAAGCCTTGCAGTTGCTCGACGCCAATCCCGACCCGATTCGACAAGTCGTTAGTGGCATCAATCGCATTGGCGACGTTCTGCGCGTAGCCGACCGCTGACCGACCGGCCCCCATGACCGATTGAGTCATGTCGATGAACGCGCGGCCAACATCGATGACGGCAATCGTTTGAACCGCACTGCCGAGCCTGTTTAACTTTCCGAACGTGTCCTGCGACGCGTTGCCTAGCTTGGCGAGGGCGGCAGCGCCTTCGTTCGCACCAGACTTCATTCCGGCTGCGGACAAGCTCGCCGTCATTGCGAGCGCGAGTTTTGTCGCCATGGCTCACCGCCTCCTACTCCACAATCTCGCAAGCACCGAATTGATTTCGTTGCCGGTCATTGGCAACGACTCGACACCGAGTAACTCGTCCTCCGTGACAGTGACCTTGGACCACGGAGCACGCACCGCCAGTATCAGCCGCGCGAACCAACGCGACTCGCCGCCGATCGGCTCAATGAACCGATGGTAAGCAATCCAGTCGCGCAGCTCGTGAACGTCAAGCCGGTCAATTTCGGCAACGCTTCGTCGCAGCGCCAACGCCAAGCGATGCTTGAAGCGAAGCATCGCATGGCGCTTCAGTTTTTTGCGGCTGCCTGGATGTCCTCCTCGTCAATCGAGTTGTGAGCCATTGCCTCGCTCCACAGACGATGACACACCCGCCCCGACTTGGTTTTCAGCAGGTGCATTTCGTCGTCAGAAAACAGCCGCTCGCCTCTTTCGTTGCACAGCACGCGAGCGAGGTAGGTCGTCCGAAAGTCGTCGGGCGTGCCGTTGGACTTCTTCCAGTTGACTTCGTAGGCGTCGCGCTCTCCGACGGCCATCACACGGAGGTAGACCGTGCCCGGCTTGCCGTCTTCATCGGGCCACTCCGGCACCACGACGGGCTTGAGCTTCATGTCGTTGGCCGCGAGGATCTGCATCTTGGTCAGGCTCATGCAGTCACCTTGAAGAGAATGTTGTACTCCTGAAACTGCCCCACCGCAGCGGCCCAGCTGAGCCGCTCGTAGATCGCCGTGAATGTCCACGACACACCGGGGCCGGTGATAGCAAGAACGGCCTGCGTGCCGGTGCAGGTGGCGCTCGCTGCCGTCGTCGCACGCATTCGCAACGAGATGCTTCCGGCGTCGCTGTCGGCCACCTCAAACCGCTTTTGATGGCTTGTTTGATTTTTCGGCGTCACGTTCACGAGGTCACACGTCAACTCGCCGACGTTGACGCTGACAACCTCACCGATCGTGACACCGCCCCAGGTGATGACGGTGCCTTGGCTGTTGTTCGCCACGGCGACCTCCGATCAGAACGTCGTCGCGGTGTACGTCGGGATGACGCGAAATGTCACGTTGCCCTGCACGAGTTCGCCCACGGAAAAGGTCGTGGACGAGTTCATCACGGTGGCCGCTCCGGTGTAGTTGCCTACCGTGATCGTGCCGGTGGCGCCGCGATGCGGCCGCACCTTGCCGAGATAAGTAAACGTCACCTCGTCGGCGTCGAAGAGCGGAGCCGCCTGCATCAGCCTGTAGCTGTTGGGCGCTTGGCCGATGTGGCTGCCGTCCAATTCGCCGGTCGACTCCGATAGACCAGCGTTGGTCACGGTGTAGGTGAACCCGGCAAACACACAGACCGTCCCCTGCGAGTCGTCAGCCACGGCAGCACTCCTATTTTCGTGTTTCTGGACCCTCTTATACTAACGCCAAAGGGAAGCCCCTGCCAGTTTTTTTGTGTCAAGAAAGCTCGTTGGAACCGAAATCCTGAGCCAAAAGCTGCGCCCCGGTGATTCTCCGCCCTGCCGCGCTTTCCAGCAGCCGCCGCGCCTTCTCAACCGCTACGGTCATTTCTGTTACGAGGTTTGCTGAGACTTGACTCCTGGTCGAATTAAACGTCTGCTTCACGGGCGCGAACGGCGGCACCGCCCCGAGTTTGACGGGCCGGTCGCTTTTTTTGAAAAACGCCTTTGGGTACTTCGGCTGCGTCGTGACCTTGCCCGCCACCTCGCCGCGCTTGATCTGAAACGGCCCCAGGCTGTTGAAGCTCGACGCGATAAACCCGCCCTGCCGGCGAACCTTGACCGTGCCGCCGATCGATGCCCCGATTTTGGCGGCTGACTGCTTGAGCAGCGCTTTGGCTCCACGGGCCGAAACGCCGAACTTGCGGAGCTCCTTGGCGGCAGCCTTTCGCGCTCGCGGTTTGGTGCGAACATAGGGCCGCGTGGCGTGATACTTCGTCTCCCGATCTTTTGTGCCAAACTCCACCCAGAACTGGTGAAAAGCGCGGTCGGGGCCGCGCTTCACCCTGCCGCCGGCGGCGCTCTTGGCCTTGCCGGTGCCGGCCTTCTGAAAGCCAACCACGGCCACGCCCGTCCCGCTCTTCGGGTAGCGAACGCTCTTGGTTTTTACGGATCGCCGCAGGTTGCCGGTCGGCCCTACGCCGACGATCCGCCCTGAAACCGCAGCCTTGAGCCCGCTTTCGGCGGGGCTCATTGCTCGCCTCGCGGCAGCGCCCATGCAGATCGCCGCGACCCTCGGATGAATGTCGCGAAACGCTTTTCGCAGTGCGGCGATATCGGTGCAGTCGAGCCTGATAGCAGACGTGTGATTCATCTTGGATGAGGCAAGCGCAGGCATCAGATTGTCTCCACAAGCCGCATGTCGTAGGTCTGCGAAACGGTGTAGGCCGATGGCATGGTCTCACCATCGCCGGGCGGCTCAAATCCGTCTGACTCGCTGGCCATCATCGTGCGTTGCACTGTCGCCCCCGCGACGGTGCCTGCGAAACCATCGAGCGCGCGACGCACTGCCCTCGACAGCTTGCGGACCTCGTTGTAGGTCGTGGCATAGAGCGTTACCGAAACAGTCACGACCGGGCGACCAATCGGGGCGGTCAGCGAATGCTCGCGGTCAACGCCTCCAATCTGCATCACGATCAATGGCGTGTCAGTCCCGGTCGGCGCGAACACGGGAAACACTCGCGTACCGACGAACGATGCCACCGTATTGTCGGTTGTCAGCCGCGCATAGACGACCGGGATAGCGGATTCGATGATGTCAAGGCTCACGTTGTTATCTCCGTGCCGATGATCGTCATATCCCGCTTGCGATCACGCTCGATTATCTGCTCAATGTCTAGCTGGCGACCATCCCACTCCAACCGCATATCCTGCTTGACGCCCGCGAGATAGCGGATGTCGAATCGGTGCGTGGCCGAGCCCACCACCTGCCCGTACTGCTCTGACTCGCGGGCTGACAACTCAACACGACGCGCCCATACCTTCTTAAACAAAGTGAACGTCTGCGTGACTTCACCGGTCTCGGCGTTGGTCGTGTCGATCGGCTGATTGATCGTCAACCGCTCGGTGTACTCGCCGGCTCCGAATGGCATATCTCACCCGTACTCAAAGAAGCGAACCGTGTCGAGCATTGCCCTCGCCCCCATCGGCACTTCCCTCAGCGCGTCGGTCGTGGATTGCTCGCGGTTCTTCCATAGATGCGCGGCAATCATCATGATGCCGACTTGTGCAGCACGCGGCACCTTCACCACGTCCGCGCCGTAGCCTGCCCACCACGTAACCGTCACGCTGTTTTCGTCGGTCAGGTATGCCGGCCACGACTGGCCGTAGTTCGGCCGCAGCGTGCCCGGCTGCGATAGCCGGTCAACGCGATACTCGGCCGTGGCAAGCGTTGTCGTGCTACCGCTCGTCGATGGCGTGTAGACCACCGAGACATCCGTGAATCCCTCTTCAACAGCCATCGGCGGTCGCGGCAAGCGGATCTCAGCCGGGAACGCGTCGAGCTTCATCTTCCACTGCGTGTGAACGAACGTGCGGCAAGTGTACGCCTCGGCCCATTCCCTCGCGGCTCCGAGCAAGACAACAAGCAGGCCGTCCTCGTCCTCGGTGTCGATGCGACACTGGAGCTTGAAATCACGAACGCTGACCGGCTCGACGACTGGATTGACTGAGCGTAACAGCGAACGATATTTGGCGGCTCGCGTGAAGTCGATCATGTCTTCACCCTCCAAGCGCCCTCGGGCTTGCGGCAGTTTGTCGTAAAATCGGTGCAGTGCTGGTACACCGGCGTCTTGAGGTCGGCTCCGGGCCAAGTGATGTGATACTCGCCGTGGCCGATGACAACTCGGGGCGTTATGTAGACACGATTACCACTTCGCCGCCACTGCTGCCAGAAAAACATGTCGGGGTCAATTCGTCCGTCTTCCCAATCGCCTTTGTCGTTCGGCTTGGAGTGCAGCCACGGCTTTCTCGTGCGCTTGAGCGCGGCGCAGGAAATGATCGTGCAGCCGAAGTGAGCGGCATCAACTTCCTGCACGGGCTGCCCCAGCCACTCGCCGTTGAGCTCGATTTCCTTGCCGCGGTCAGGACCGTCGAACGTGCCGAGAGGCGTAATCATCGGCCGACCGTCCTCTC